TGGATCCTTGTTCTCCTGTTCCTCCTTCTCCTGTAGCACCTTGTGCTCCTGCGGACCCTTGTGCTCCTGTAGATCCCTGTGCTCCTGTAGATCCCTGGGCTCCTGTGGGTCCGGTACCCCCTCCTCCTCCTCCTCCTGCAGCACCTTGTGCCCCTGTTGATCCTTGTCCTCCAGTGGACCCTTGGGCACCTGTTACTCCTTCTCCTGTAGCACCTTGTGCTCCTGCAGATCCTTGTGCTCCTGTAGATCCCTGGGCTCCTGTGGGTCCGGTACCCCCTCCTCCTCCTCCTGCAGCACCTTGTGCCCCTGTTGATCCTTGTCCTCCAGTGGACCCTTGTGCACCTGTTACTCCTTCTCCTGTAGCACCTTGTGCTCCTGTAGCACCTTGTGCTCCTGCAGATCCTTGTGCTCCTGTAGATCCCTGTGCTCCTGTTGGTCCGGTACCCCCTCCTCCTCCTCCTGCAGCACCTTGTGCACCTGTGGACCCTTGTCCTCCTGTGGACCCTTGGGCACCTGTTACTCCTTCTCCTGTAGCACCTTGTGCTCCTGTAGAACCTTGTGTACCGGTGGACCCTTGTGCACCGGTGGACCCTTGTGCTCCTCCTGCAGCACCTTGTGCACCTGTGGACCCTTGTCCTCCAGTGGACCCTTGTGCACCTGTTACTCCTTCTCCTGTAGCACCTTGTGCTCCTGTGGACCCTTGTGCTCCTGTGAACCCTTGTGCTCCTGTAGACCCTCCTCCTCCTCCTGCAACACCTTGTGCTCCTTGTGCTCCTGTGAACCCTTGTGCTCCTGTGGACCCTCCTCCTCCTCCTGCAACACCTTGTGCTCCTTGTGCTCCTGCAACGCCTTGTGATCCCGCAACACCTTGTGCTCCTGTAGACCCTCCTCCTCCAATTAAAATATTATTAATTAAGCTACTGCCACTACCGCAAGATTTCCACATTTTAGCAGACATTATATATATATAATGATTATATATATATTTAACAAAATGGACCAATTGGTCTTTGGGATTTTTCAAGTACTAAAGGTTCTGGTAAAAAAGAAGTGGGTCTTTCAAAGAACGATTTATTTGGTAAATAATTTATTTTCGTAACGACTGGTTCTTTTTGCTTAATAAAATTAGTTGAACCAATTCCGAACAAAGCACTTTCAATATCAGATGCATTATTGGAGAGAATATCGTTGTTATATCCATTTGTCATCATTGGAGCATTAATACCAACACAAGGAAAAGCACTGTCGCTGGATATAGCTTTATATTTGTATAAAGCAAACTGTTCTGACAGTCTAGAATTTCTTTGCTGTTGACAATATTCAGCTTTGTCATTTTTAAGTCGAGTAGAGCTCATACGTATTAAGTAGATTTTTATTTGGTTTTTATTAATTCAGAAATTAAATTTGTGATACTATTTGTTATTTTATTTTCTTTAATCTCTCCAAGACATAAATGAAATAAATTAAAATATTCCCAAGAAAGTAATAATGTTACACATACAGAGTCCTCTAAAGTAAATGGAAATTGATTGTGTTTGTTCATAGTTTGGTACACTATGAGGAATTGATCTTTCAATAAAGGAATTAATTCCTTGTTAATAATATTATTAATAACTTCACTATCATATGTTTGTATGTCGAAAGCCTGCATCAATTCATCCCGATATACATCGTCATCGTTTGAGGTTCTATATGTAAGTTTTAATGAATAATTGTACATTTGATATAATCATTCAATAAGTATTTAAATTATTTGTGTCTAGATATATAATCTTGGTCACGGGTAATTTCACGACTGGGTAGACCTCCTCTAATCCAACCATTTGCAGCAACACCTTCTACTAAATTTGCTGGATTTTGAATAGTTGCTTGTAGAGTTGGTACTAAAGGAGTTGTTGTGTAATTTTGAAATGATTTTTCTGTAATAGTTTTACAGCTTTTAGTTTCAGCCGAATACGATCCCTGTTGAATGCGAGACTCCATGACTGGTCTTGGAGGACCTCTGCCAAGAAAAGGAACTGTTGCAAAAGGTCGTTGATAAAGACTAATTCTACATTTCGGATGCGTTTGGATGGATCCAATTTTAAGTTTAGAGTCACTATTAACATTGCATCCACCAGCACCACAAGGTCCATAACCCCCATTGAAAAACACATCAGGTTGCGAGGTGGCAAATTCAATAGGTTTTTTCATACCACACCAGTTTGAAAAATAATTAGTCGTGGTGTATGTACCGAAATCGTTGTTTTGCGCATCTCTTCCAGAAATACCACACTGGTCATCGCCAATGCGAGATAAATTATTAAACATATAATTAGAAATCGTCGCCATTGTTATATAATTATACTGAAGATTTTTATTTTATTCTTAAAAAAGTGTATATCTTTGATTATTTTTTGTACATTGTAATTCGTTACCTTCTTTACACGATGGCATGTCACCGTAACAAAATTTGGCGAAACTGGTTTGGTCGTTGCATACTTTTGTATTCGGCGTTGAATAGAAATTGCGCATGGACTGTTCAAAACTGATACTATCTCCTAAATCTAGAAATAATCTAGAATCTGGTCCTATTGTTTTTTCATTAATTTTCCTTTCAACATTTCTATTAAATGATGGAGCCGCTGGTTTTCTATCCGGGTTGTCATTGATTTCTGGCAACAAAACATTCATCAGTGGGTTTTGCTTTGTAGGTTCTGTGAAATTAGATTTATGTTTTTCATAATTTGCAGCGTTTGTGAATCCCTCTTTTAACAACTGCTTGTTGATATTGTTTTTCACTCTTTTCTTTTTCTGAGTTTTATAAATGATAGCAATTATAATGATAGTCATCGCGGCACTTAATAATATTTTTACAGATTTTGTCAAAAAATATCCTAAAATGGAGAGAATAATAATCATTCTAGTTATTGCGTTTATTTTCGATTCATAATTTAAATTATTACTGGGAAATATTTCGGTCACATGATTTTTGTCCACTAATATTGATGGATTATTTAACCAGAATGTATTGCTCATGATATATATATTTCTATTTATTTTTTATTCCCAGGTTTCTTCTTTTTTCTTCGTCGCTTACCGACATTTCCTTTTTTAGCTACACCTAGATGATTGGCCTCTTTGGCAGCAGCAAGTTGTTGTTGTAATAGCTGTATTTGCTCATCCTTTTTAGCGACTTTCCTTTCTTCCAATTTACGAAGCATTCTTTCTTTTTGTTTTGCTCCGCGCATATTTTGATTTAACTTACCCTTCATGGCATTCATGTTTATTTTACCATTTTTACCCAGACCAGACATTCCCATTTGATTTAACATATTCTTCATGTTTGCCATTCCTGGCATTGACTCCATTTGCTGCATTAAATCCATCGCTTCCTGCATTACTTCGCTCTCATTTAATTCCCCAGATTTCAACTTGGTATCTAATTTGCTTCCAACTTTTTTTATCATCCCCATTAACTTACCTGGATTTTTAAAGAGATTTTGAAAAATGTCACCAACGGATGATGCTCCAGACATATCGGTATTTAATTCCTTCATTGTTTCTTCAGTGATCTCCGCTGCCAATTTACCTAAATTACCTTGCAGCATCCCGTTTATGTGTTTATGTAATTCATCTGGGTCTGGTAAATCAGTCTGGTTACTATTGGATGCATCATTTGTAAACGGGTTACCTCCGCTCATATCAAATACATTGGACATCTGTTCCATAGTTTCTTCAAGTTTTTTGCGCAGCTCATCCTCGTTGATTGCTTCAAATAATTTAGCCGCGTCACCAAACGATTTATCGTCATTTTCCGTGTTAATTACCGAAAATAAAAGTAATTGTAAATACTTCCAAATTATCAATTTAGTATTTTCGCTTATTTCCGGCGACCATAATTTCCCAAAGACAATCCCTGGTAAAAATTCAGTATTGACTGTTTCATCTGTAAAAATATCTTCGTTTTGATACAGTAAATCAAAAAAACGCTCAGGATAGGTGTTTTTAACATACTCAAACAGTGTTTTTACATTGTTGGTGTCACAATTACCTTCAAGGATATCAACCAATCCTGGGTCTAAAGTGGCTGAATATTCTGGGAATGTTGTTAAAAGGTCCGTGGTAAAATCTTTAATTACTTTACAAAATTCTTCTGGAATGGAAATATTTGATTGAGACATTATATATCTAAATCAAACAAATTATTTAAGTGAAACTAACCACTAATTATTTGAAAAATACATGTTGCACAATTTAGTTAAATTTTGCACATATTTCATGGATTTTTCCTTATTTGTGTCCCCCATATTCTTAATTTTATGTCGGAAAGAGTCGATTGTCTTTAAAATGTTAGATTTACCCTTCCCATATCCTTCTAAATCCTTATTATAATCTTTCGCAATGAAATATTCCAAATCTCCTGTTAAAATTTGGTCTTTATACTGATCATTAATACATTCTTTCCAACCTATTATAACAGATTTAGGATTAATTTTAATTAAACCTTCTAAAAATATAACTCCGGTTCTTAAATCGACATCATTTGGAAACACTGCCTTAATTTCGTCTGTAAATTCAATAAGATGTTTAGTGAAAGCTTTTAAAATACTCATATAACTATATGTATCATATTATCATTTTTTTAAATAATAATTAGCGTTTTTGTATAACATCATTTGCCCGTTCCATTTGTAATTTACCTAAATCTACATTACCCACTTTATTTGGTTCGTAGTCATCTGGTGGGGTTGCTATAAGATCATTTTGCGCTATGGTACAGTAACTATGCATTTGTCGCGTACCACCATCTCCCTTTGCAGATAATTCATCAGCTGATTGATCTAAATAAGAATAATTATCAGAGAGATTGTTTCCCATTTCACAAAATGAAAATGCTTGAGGTTCGCCATTAAAATTAGTTGCTTTGTTCATTATAGTTGTCTCTCCAGGACTTATAAAATGTGTTATTTCTTTGATACCCGTTACTATTTTATTTCCGTGATGTAATAATAATATAGCCGGTACGGTAGTAACAGTTGGTGGCAATAATAATCTTTGTCCGCTCTCTAAAATAATATTAATAGTGCCATCGGTATGTTTTTCGCGATTATCAATGCACACGAAATGTATATCATCTTTTGTTTTTGTTCTGGAAATTTTAGACAATAATTCTTTACAGTGTTCACAAAATTTACTATAATATAAGACAGAGCTCATCTAATATTAACAAAGTATTTGTAAAAAGAAATATAACTCAATAAAAAAATTGATATAATAATAAAATATTTATGTATAGCAAAATAATGAGCACTATGATATCCAAGAAGCCTAAAGCTAACAGTCATTTGATTTCATTTAAGCGTGATGAAAATGGTATTTTAAATTTTGGCATCGATGGCATTAACGTGTCATTTGTTAATGCAATTCGAAGAACTATCTTAGCCGATATACCGACATTAGTATTTAATTGTTTTCCACATGAAAAGAATGATGCTAATTTTCATGTAAATACATCCAGGTTAAATAATGAAATTCTGAAACAACGACTGTCTTGTATACCAATTCATATTTCAGATGTAGGTCTTCCTTATAAGGAATTGGTAGTCGAGATAAATGTTAAAAATGAATCAGAAAATACTATAGATGTAACTACTGAACATTTTAGAATTAAAAATACCACTACCGGGAAATATTTACAGGATGATGCTGTTCGCAAAATATTCCCACCTTGTCCTATAACAGGCGATTTCGTTCTGTTTGCTAGATTACGACCAGAAGTATCCACAATTGCACCAGGTGAAGAATTATCTATTAGTGCCAAAATGTCACTACATACAGCAGGCGAAGACGGTGCGTTTAATGTATCGTCTACATGTGCCTACAAATTTACATCTGACAAAATCAAACAAGACGAGGCTTGGCAATCAAAGTTGGTTGAAATCTCAGAGGAGGAAAAGGCGAATCCAGAGGTCATTGGTTTGTTGCAACAGAATTGGTATAACCACGATGGTTTGCGATACTTTAAGAAAGATAGTTTTGAATTTAAACTTGAAACAGTTGGTGTATTTACAAATGAGGAATTGGTTTTAAAAGCTTGTGAAATTTTAATAGAAAAATTAACTCGAATCGGACAAAGCGCGTTAGATGACCTCCCTGTAGAGAAATCGGTGTCAACAATTAAAAATTCAGTAGATGTAAGATTGGATGGATATGGATATACTGTCGGGAAAATTATAGAATATGTTCTTAATAAAAATTACTATCAAGGGGATAAAGTTAAAACATTGTCATATGTTGGTTTTAGAAAAGACCACCCGCATGATAATCACAGTAAAATTAGAATGGGGTTTATCAATGACCCTTATGAAACTGAAAATATTCCATTAATTAGCGCATCGAAAGGATTAGTAAGAAATGCATGTGATGACGCTATTCAAATTATGACAGGAATAATGGAAGAATTTCAATAATATTTCATCTAGATTTCATCTGTTTCGCAGCGACGCAAATCATAATTCATGGAATACATAAGTTTAGCAGGCTCTAAGGAATTTACATATTTGATAACTATTTGTCTTGATATGTAAGTACCCAATTCCCTTAGGTCATTTAAATAAATTTGGTGCAAATTAAACATATGTACCCTAAATTTTTTCGGAAAATCTAATAAAGGTTTTTCTTTTTTTACATAACATCTTCGGTAGTTTTCCCAAATTTGCATTGTAAAACCATGTAGGTCATTTCTTAATTGCGAAAAAGTCGGTCTATGTTCCTTATAATATTTCAAAAATTCCCCAACTTTTCCTACTTGACGCAATGAGTAATACTGAAACTGGATTTTGGGACTATTGCCTTTCAACCGGCGGACATATTCATATGTCGGGTTTCTTAATTTACTACGGAAACCTGTAGAAGGATTATAAATATTAACTCCAGTGACACGATAGTCTAAATTCATTTGATTAAAGTATTCTTCCAAATCTTTCCATGATGTCCCTTTATAATCCGTGTACTGTTCGAGAGTTTTAGGAAATAACATATTGGGTATTTCGCATTTGTATTTGTCAAGTATAGTTACCATTGTCTTCTCTATTCTGTAAACACCGACTAATATTAGATTGGGTGTTTGAAAAGGTACAACAATTCTATTATCTGGGTGTTGTAATACTAATGAATAACACAGGGCTTTATCGAAATCTTGAAATAGAAGTTGTTGAAAATTCATGGCTTCCAAGAACATTGTTCGAAATGTTTTGTTTTTGTCCTGATAAAACATATATTTACCACCAAGACACCCCTTTGTTGAAATATCCCATTCATTTAAATAATCGTTCCAAAATAAATTTATCATTGTTCCTTCGATTAATTCTTCCATGATAAAATCGCTGTACGAATCGCTTTTAATTGACTGAAAAGGTAGTGATTTTGGAGGTGAATAAACATATACCTTATCACCATCTGTTACTACAGAACGAATTAATCCCTTTGTTTTGTAATTGGTTTCACATAAATTATTTTTAATATACTGTAAAAAATACCATTTTACAGTATTGTCGTAATACACTTCGGTGACTGTTTTTTGTTGCAAATCTTCTGATACATTGGGGAGGTCGTCAATGTTAAAATGTTTTGCTAGATTTATAGTGACACTGTTGGACATATTTAATATGTATGTATCGTTCTCTTTAATTAGATTTTAAATCAGTTTTTACGATTGAGATAATTTCTACTATAAGTATAAGGTAATGTCTGCAGAAGAACCACCCCAAGAATATTTGTTAGAATTAGGTGATATCATTAGGTTGGGAGCACCATCCAATAGTAATCTTGACCAGGTAACTTTTTTTGTCGACTATTTAGATGAAAATCGAGCCTCTCTGGTAAATCCTGAAACATTGGAAGAAATAATACTTAATATATTAAATAACCAATTTACAGATGAAAGTATAGAAGAAATAGAAATCCTTAGTCGTCCTAAAGAAAAAGGTTATGCAAGACAAAATGGATTGACAACGGGGACATGGATTAGTGTTCAATTTGGTGGTGGTATACCATTAACTGTTAACGGTCAAATAACAGATTTGGAAAATGATATGATAGAAATATCAACATACGGAGACAATGATAAAATATATATCGATTTTGCTTATAAAGGATTACCACTGGGCTTGCCTATTGAAAACATTAAACCATTCGATCCACCAAAAGAGGTGGATGATATTCCAGATTTAGTATTATCTCCAGACGGGGAACAAACCGAAGATGATTTAGAAACCGAAGATGATTTAGAAGTTCAAGTTTTACCAGATGTATCTACGCACTTAAAACAAGTATTAATAGATGCAGATGCTATTACATTTGGCGAAAGTTTAGAGGAGATTACTGAGCTAGTTCCAGTAAAAGAAACAGAAAAACGGTTCGGTCTGGAAACTCAAACAAACGATTTGTTAGATGATTTGTTATCTTCTATACCAACAACGCAAAGAACTCCTGTTGTTTTAAATAAAATACATATAATGATTGAAAGATTTAAACAATTACGAGATATGTTCTCAGTATTAACTTCAAATGGTATTGATAAACCCATTGTTAAGACCTCTCAACACAAGCCTTTAGTGGAAAGATTGGAGAAACTAGATAAAAAACTATATTGGTGTTTACCAATTGTTAAAAATAAAAAGAAATTATACGATATCAATAATGAAGATGATATGGATAATGATTTTATTTCCACTACTCTTGCAGAAAGTCAAACTGATATTGCTCGTTTAGTTGACGAATTCAGGGATAATCGTGTCCCCGATGGTCAAAACAAGTATAAATATTTGTATAGAAATTTAAACAATATGATGACGCCTTTTACTTTACCAACAGACAAAACAAATATCATAATACAAAAGACTGTGAATTCTAATATATTAGCAGTGGTGGATAATCTAGAAAATTATTATTCTACGGCGGCTAAAAATGAAGTTGCTAACAAATGTAGGTTTGTTTTAAGTGGTTATGATAAAGCATTGTCTCATATAAAATCGGCTGATATCAAAAAACCTTTGATGACGGGTACTCGAGTACCATTAGCACAAAATGATAAAATGGCTATTACTGGATTTTTAACACTTCCTGAACCGGTATTAGTTTATTCGAAAATAAATCTCCCGACTACCTCTATTTTGGAAAAATCAACATTAAATCGCTCCACATTTAACTACTACTCTATTCTCCGCGAAGGCACTACCGTTACTGATGAAAATATAGATGAAGATGGTGACATTTTCCCTGAATATAATGAAACCAACTTCTTAGAGGGATTCAGAGCTATTAAATTCGAGCAACAAAATAATTTTGATGACAGGGATGAGAATACTGCTTACAGAGAATTCTTGGACAAAATGATCCCGAAGACAAAAGTGTTGTTTGACTTAATTAAAAAATTTATTATAAAACATCGTCAAGGGATATCTTATCTAAAAATAATCGAATATTTAGAACCATTTCTCATATACCCAGACGACATTACATTTAAGCAATACGAAAATATTGTAAAATTCATGGATGAAAGAATATTAATATTAAAACGCGGGTTTGTAAACAGTACAACCGATATACAAAAATATTTAAAATCTGCTTATGGCAATATTCCCCAGCCAAATAATAGTATTTTATTTAGTTTGGTTGATAACAACACATTTGTGAGTTACGGGATAAATAATCATCCCACAAGCTCTTCAACATTATTAAATACGATGATGGGAGTTGATAACATGCAATTATTTTCAACAGTTATTACATTGAAAGATATTGATTTATACCAACCGGTTGATATACATGCCATCATAGATAATGTGAAAAATGAAACAAACCATGTTATTAAAGAACAGAAACAAGATGCCTCCTGTAAAAACTTAGTATTATCAAAACATTACATTGACATAGACGAATTAAGAGAGGATGATGATACTACAGACGTACACTTTGATAAAAAATATGATACTACTAGATATGATATTGGAGACGAATTCAAAGAAATACGCGAAACAATGGACGATTCCACTTACAGAGAATTTATCTTTAACCATCTACTAAAGAATGTTGGGTTGTCTGACTCGCAGGCAATTACTGAATCGGATGCATTGACAAACGGACAACGCATAGTTTCCGAAGGTGATTATGCATATATAGAAGACACTGATGGAAATGTGCTATATTATAAGAGAACTGCTGATAATAAATGGGTAAGGGACGGTGAATTAGATGGGTTACAACCTGGTAGCGAAATGTTTTGTAACCTGAAGAAAAGTTGTGTACAGATTAAAAGTCAGTGTGGTACAATGTCAGTTGGAAAGGATAAAATCAGAAGCGACTTGACAAATGAAATTTTAAACCAGTTTGATTTAGAATTCAACATGGAATATCAGGAATTGGTGGATAAGTTAAATCAAAATTTAAGAAATTATCAAAGTAGGATACCGATGTTGAAATTAATAAAATTGTATAGGTTTTTGAAGGATGATTTGGTTAAACAATCAATAGGTGACAAATTACAAAATAGAGATGTTATTGTTTCCCCTTATGCTAATTTGAGAGACCATATTCTATCACAAACTGATTTTGTAAAAAAACAGGCAAATATATTAACATTTGTATCGAAATTATGTCGAGAATCATATTGGAGTCCAACAGAACCAGAAAATAATCACTGGTACTATTGTAAAAAAACAGATGTTCAGCTGTTACCTACCTTTTATAGTGAATTAGCCGAGGCATTTGCTCGTGGAGAATATCAATCTGTGTTAGAAAAAGTATGTTCTTATAGAGGTCAGATAAGCGACGACGGAGAGAAGGTTGTCGATAAATATAGTGGATATGTTATAAGAACAATAGAATATGACACAGCCGAAGGATTTGATGATACTGGATATAAAATTGTCAGTAGAGAAGTATTGCAGAAAAATATCGGAGATGTTTTAATTAATATGAGTCATAAAGAGATGCCTAATCTCAAATCCCCGGACACAGAAATGATATACAAGGTTTTAAGTAGTTTAGACAGAAACATTGGTATAAACACTGATTCTCAGTACGATTTTGTGATTAGTAATGTTATTGAAGAAATAAAGCATTACATAGGAACTAAAGAAAAATACAATGCTAGACAGAAGGCAAGACAGCAGAAAACAGGGAAAAAATTCCCTCCATTCGAAAAAGCGCACGACGATACCTTATTGACTTTTACACTGTCTTATTATTTGATTGCTATTCAAACAATGGTACCGTCAATTATTACAAAAAAAACATTTCCAGGGTGTGTGCGGTCATTTGTCGGATTTCCTTTAGACCCCGATGGAGAAACATCATCTTTGATGTACTTAGTATGTGTTATTTTGAAATTGCGGCAAAATACTAGACCATGGTCAGCTCTACCAAAAATTAACAAGACCAAAGAAGAAATCACCACTGCTAAATTTGCGGAAAAGGTCCACAAACGCACATCAACTATTCTCGACAAACCGGTAATTCAACACAAATTGGGAATAAAAAGAGAATATATTGAACAAAATGTGGATGTTGATGATATACCGGAGTTATTTGATGTAAAGCAATGGAATACATTCCTACCACCTTTAATGCCTGTTAAAATGAAACAAATTTCAAACATAAACAATACTTTTGAGAAGGTATTAATTTCAAATTTACAATCAGGGTCGCCTAACCAATACGATCAAATAAACGCATTGCACGGCAAAATAATAGCGTTTTCTTTTCATATTCAGGATTTGATACAACGCGTGGTTAATAAAGAAGCACCTTTGTTAAAAAATATATCAGACGAACCTTTTTTAGAAAACGCATGTTGTAACGAAGGTATCCGGGAAACTATGCGATATTTCAAGAATAAGGAAGGAGGAATTGTAAAATATAATGATATGATACAGAATTTGGAGAGAATACTCAATAATGTCAAGGTTTATCAAACCATAAACTACATTTTTGCTCCATTAGATACTCATTTAAAATACCCACAAGTCTCAAAACATTTTTCAGAAGAAACTATTTATTTATCATTTCTTAAATTTTGTGACTATAATATCCAGTTTATGGAAAGCGTTGCTGTTATCTGTCGCAATCCAATCCTAAAAAAAATGCGAAAAAACTATTTAGAATCATTATCCCATGGAGAAAATACCGATTATTCATTACAGGATGATATTAATAACTTGAAACGCGAAGGGGTTATTATTTCTCAAGATAGTTTTTATCAAATTTTGTCATCTGTAAACAAAACAAATATTGTCGACATAAACCTTCATCCCTTGAGATTAAGTCAAAGAAAATCTCTGGAAATCAAGATCGAAGAATTAACAAACAAGAAGACACCTGTTATATGCAATCCCGATATATTGAAGGCATTCAGTTCATTGATTGATACATTTGATACTATTAGACAGGGCAATAATGACAGTTATATTGCAATGAATGTGTTTTTAGATGATAATATTAACCAATTTAAGCTACAGATCACTGACTTCTTTGAAAATATTAATGTAACTGCTGGAATTGAGAGGTTTTTAGAAAATATGACAAACTGGAAACTAAGAGGTGAAAATATATATATGACGCAGGAGGACGAGACCAGTGTTACTGTTTTTACATTTTACAATACATTTATTAAAAACATAATGCTCATATACCCGAATATGATAATTAAAAGTGTTGATTATAAAGATATAACATTGCCGAAACACTGGAAAATTAGTGACAAACATATCAAAGATATGAAAACACTCATATTTGGTGAAACAAGCAGTTTGCAAAAGTTTTATAATGATGTTGATTTATTTCCAACATTGAACTACATACAAGAACAGAGCAAAGATATTATAGAATTAATGGATGCTACTAGTTTATTTGCTGACTTAATATTAAATAACAACAAAAAAGAAGATACAATTATTAATGGACAGATATTGAACAAGTTAATTAAGTTTTACATGCTATGTTGTTTATTTACCTATATTAAATCCATTGATACAGATATGGAAAATACTAATTCTGACGATGGTATATTATTGGGATTAACAGACGATACTGGTATAGAAGATTCTATAAGAAGACAACAAAGGGAAGGTACCAAGGATATTTTAAGAAAAAGAATAGCTTCTTTATTAGGAACTTATATAACAATCATGGAAAACGAGAAATCTAAATTAAATTTAAATAATGAAGATATTACTAGAAATGTGTTAAAAGCCAAAGAAAAAGAGAAAAATAAGATTACAAAAAATCTAGGTGATTTGGCTAAACCAGAAAGACTTGTTGAAAATATTCTCAAAGAGCATCGTTTGGGAAAATGGAGTTTGGGTCAAACAAGAGCATTATACGAGTATGACGCAGAACAATACGACAAAGAAAGACAGGATATAGAGGATGATATGCTCATGGAATTACGATTAAATAATCATGACGAGGTAACTCAAAGAAATAGAGAGATTTATAGACTTGAAGAAGTTGAAGAGCAGGT